ACAATAGCAAACCCCACTGTTTATTTATTTCACAGTGGAAATAATATGAAAGATAGTTTAGATATTGTTTGGCAATCCAACACTTATTCAAGGATGCCAGTAAAAGCTGATGGTTTTAAATATTCTGGGAAAGGTAAACTGCCAAGACCAACATTAACTCTTTCTAATCTCTTAGGAACTATAACATCAATATTACAGCTTACAAATCAAACTACAGCATTATCTGATCTGGCAGGAGCAAAAGTTACAAGACGTAGAGCATTGAGTAAAGACCTTGATGAAGTAAACTTTCCATCTAATGTAAACCCATACAAAAGTGGTTCTGTTGATCCTTCAGCAGAATTACCACGTGAAGTTTATTTTATTGAAAGAAAAACTATTGAAAATAGAAATATCGTACAATTTGAGCTTGTTAGTTCTTTTGATCTGTTTGGTATTTCTGCACCTAAAAAACTTGTAACTAGAGCCGACTTTCCAGCCGTTGGTACATTGGTTAATTTTTAATCATGACTTGGAAAGAATCTTTTACTAAATATGCAAAAGAACAAGCACCTAAAGAAGCTTGTGGTTTGCTTGCAATTATAAGAGGCAAAGAAACTTTTTGGCCTTGTAAAAATTTAGCAGAAGGAAAATTTGAATTTTTTTTACTTGATCCTGATGATTGGGCAGAATGTGAAGATACAGGAGAAATTATTGGGGTAATTCATAGTCATCCTGTAGGGGCTGCAACACCGTCAGATACAGATAAAGCAGCTTGTGAACATCTTGGCTTCCCATATTACATATACAGTATTGAGCATAACCATTGGGAATCGTTTGAGCCAACAGGTTGGAAAGCACCTTCTTTGATCGGTAGGAAATTTATCTGGGGCAAATATGATTGCTGGAGTATAATATCAGATTGGTTTTTAGAAACAAAAAATATAAAGTTAAAAGAATGGAAAAGACCAAAACGTATTAAAGATTTTATTGAAAACCCTTTGTTTGAAAAAGGTTTGCCGATTACAGGATTTAAAAAACAAAACTCTAATAAAGATGTAAAAGTTGGGGATGTTTTGCTTTTTCAATCAGTCACAGGTAATTTGGATCATGTTGCTGTTTTTATCGGTGATAACATGATATTGAATCATAATATAAAAGCTTTGAGTTGCAGAGAACCTTTTGATCTAAGATATCAACAGGCACTTAGAGGGGTATATAGGTATGCAGCTTAAAAAAATAAAAGTTTATGGAAAATTAAGGCAATTTTTAGGTAAGTCATATTTTTTAGCTGCGGTAAAATCACCACAACAGGCAATGAGTTTTTTAGTTGCTAATTTTGAAGGTGTGCAAAAACATATGAATGATCAAATATATAAAATAAAAATAGGTGGAAGGGTAGTTACAGAAGAATATTTATCAATGTCTGGTCAGGGTGATATACAAATTATTCCAGTTGCAACAGGGTCTTTACCAATAATTGCTGGTGGCATCTTAACTGCACTTGGGGGAGGTGCAACTATTTTAGGTTTAACAATAGGTTCTGCAATAGCCCCCTTATTTACAGCAATTGGAACCTCAATGTTGATTGGAGGTATTACTGATTTTTTAGCACCACAAAATCCGGTTCCTGATGTTTCAAGTGTAAGTGATATTGATCCAGCGATAAGAGGGTCATATTCCTTTAGTGGTATTCAAAACGTAAGTTCAAGTGGTGTTCCAATTCCAATTATTTATGGATATGTTTATAGTGGTTCAATTTTAATAAGCTCTGGAGTTGATACTGCACAATTAGTTTCAATCATTAACGATACAGGTACATATTCACAAGAAAATAATATCATAACTTTATTTATTCCAAATCATGGCTTAGAAAATGGTGATACCGTAGAAGTGGAATTTACAAGTGGCCCTTTATTAAATTTTAATTTTAACCCTTTGTTTGAAACAATAATAAATAAAACAACTGATTCTTTTCAAATATCTTTAGGAAACATGCCGACTTCTAATTCTTTTTACCTTACATATGCAGATTCTCCAAGTAATACTGTTAAATTGTTAAGTAGACATCAATAATAAACATGCCTAGATTAGTTGATGATGAATTATTTGGAAGAGTATCTGATGGAAGAATTGAAGATCCAGATTTAATTGAAGGTGGTTTAAGAAGTAAATCCTTTGCAACTGTTGTAGATTTACTCGGATATGGAGAAATAAGTGGTTTTAGAAATATATCAAATACAAATTTTGACACTTCTAACACATTAAATATAGGAAGAGATATTTTTTTAGATGGTACCCCACTTATTAATGCAAATGGCGATTCTAATTTTCAAGATGTTGAAGTTTTTTTTAGAAGTGGTACTGAAACTCAAACTCCTTTAAGTTCTGTTGATTCTTTTGGGCCAGATCGTATAGAAAATACGATTCCTGTAAATTCTGCAATTTTAGAAGATTTCCCAGTTTCAAAAACAATAACAGGAGTACAAGACTCTAGCGGAAATGAACTAATTAAAATTTTAAGAGTAACTGTTCAAATACCTGCTTTACAAGAATTTGTTGCAGGTGGAGATATAAGAGGAACAGAGGTAAAAATATCAATAAATATTTTAGAAAATGACGGAACCTTACATAATGTAGTAGTCGAAGACAGTATCAATGGTAAAGCTACAAGTCCATATTTAAAAGATTATGAAATAGATTTAGAGCAAGATAATTTACAATTTCCTTTAACTGTTACTGTCATAAGAAATACTCCTGATAGTACAGAAACAACATTGCAAAACTCTACAAATTTTCTTTCTATCACAACAATAATTACAGAATCACGATCTTATGCAGGTTTTGCTTATGTAGCATTAAGGTTTAATGCACAAGCTTTTAGAAGTTTCCCAAAGCGAATGTATCGTATCAAGGGAACAAAGATACAAATTCCGACTGGAACAACAGTTGATTTAGATAATGGAAGAATAATCTATCCAAGCGGATATACATTTGATGGAACATTTAAAACAGAGAAAGAATGGTGTTCAGATCCAGCTTGGATTCTTTATGACCTATTAACAACAGATAAAGGTTTTGGCGGTACAGACGGTATTATTGATGCTGATACTTTAGATGTTTATAGTTTTTATTCTGCAAGTGCCTATGCAAGTACTGAAATTACTGATCCAATTACAGGAACAACAGAGCCAAGATTTAGCTGCAATGTAATTCTTAATCAAAAAAATGATGCCTACAGTTTGATTAATGATTTATGTTCTGTGATGAACGCAATGCCATTTTATAGCAATGGATCATTACAGATATCTCAGGACAGACCAACAAACACTTCAACAAATACATCTGATCCACAATACATTTTCAATAATTCAAATGTTACTGAGGAAGGTTTTACATATCAGGGTGTAGGACAAAGAACAAAATATACAGAGGTAGAAGTTGCTTATTTTGACAATGATACGCAGACAATAGACTATGAACTAATAACAACTGATAACATAACAGCGTTATCAGATTCAATATCAAAGTTTGGGAGAACCAGAAAAACTTTAAAAGCTTTTGCCTGTACTTCCAGAGGTCAGGCAAATAGATTAGGACGTTGGTTTTTATATTCAAATTTAAAAGAATCTGAGGTTGTATCTTTTACAACAACACTTGAAGCCGGTGTAATTGTAAGACCTTCAACAATTATTGCCATTGCAGATTCTTTAAGGGCAGGGGTAAGAAGAGGTGGTCGCATTAAATCCGTTTCAAGTGCTACAATTACAGACCCAGATACAGGAGCAACAACTAACACAATCGCTATTACTGTAGATGATGTAAATAATACTGATTTGACAACAGCAAATTCAGCCACATTATCGGTTGTTTTATCTGATGGTTCAGTTGAAAGTAGATCAATTCATAGTATTACTAATGGTACAGTTACACTTTCTTCTTCTTTTTCTTCTGATCCTTTACCAAACAGTGTGTGGGCTATAGAAAATTCTTCTGTTAATTTTCAAATTTATCGTGTTGTTTCTATTGAAGAAAAAAATGATTCTGAATATACAATCACGGCAGTAATTCATGATACAAACAAATATGCACAAGTTGAAGATACAACTGTCGCCGTTAACCGTAGAAATATAACAACTTTATTAGATGAAAAACCTTCTCCAAGCAACCCAAGTGCAATTGAACAAATTGTTGAGTTAAATAATAGAGCAGTTTCTAAAATATTTTTATCATGGGAGCCTGTTCAGGGAGTAACTGAATATTTGGTTGAGTTTCAATTTGACAATGACAATCCAGAAAGAATAAGAGTGGCTAGACCAAGTTTTGAAATTTTTGAATCAAGGTTAGGCTCTTATACTTTTAAAATAAAATCTTATAACACTTTAGGAAAATTAAGTGCAACAACAACATCTATTAATTTGGAAGCAGTTGGTAAAACAGCACCTCCTTCAGACGTGCAAAATGTACAAATTGAACCATTAACAGATCAATTTATAAGGTTACGTTTTGATAAATCAACTGATGTTGACGTTATTCATGGTGGAAATGTTATTATTCGTTCATCAAATCTAACGACTGGGGCATCTTTTACTGATTCTGTTGATGTAATTCCTGAATTAGCTGGTAATATCAGTGAAACGATAGTATCAAATATTGTAAATGGAACTTATTTTTTAGCATTTAGAGATGACGGTGGAAGAATCAGTGCTAATGCTGCATCAATAGTAAATATTTCAACTCAACCCGATATATTTCCAAAAATAACAGTTTTAACAGATAGAGAAGATACAGATGGAACACCTTTTAATGGAACTAAAGTTCGTTGTTTTTTTGATAGCACTTTAAATGGTCTTGTTCTTAGTTCAGTACTTTTAGATAGTGTTACAGATTTTAATGCAATAGATGACTTCAACCAATTAGGTAATTCAGTAGATGCCGGTGGAACTTATGCTTTTGCAAATACTTTAGATTTAGGTGGTAAACAACCAGTAATTTTGCAAAGACATTTAGTTACTAAAGGTTTTTATTTTAATGAATTATTTGATGACAGACTACAAAATGTAAACACATGGACTGATTTTGATGGTACAACTGTTGCTATTGATGTAAACGCCAAATTACTTGTGGCGACAACTGATTCAGACCCAGATACTTCAACTGCTGGAACTTACACAATAAACGATGGATCAGGTGGGGCGGGTACAACTATAACTATAACTAAACCCTCCCATGGTTATTCTGTCGGCAGTTTTGTTACTGTTGACTTTACATCTGGAACAGGTGTTGATGGAGATTATCAAATACAATCAGTACCAACTACAGGTACTTTTACATTAACTTCAGCAACATCTCTTTCTACTAGTGGTGACTGTAATTTTAGTGCTGAATTTAGCCAGTTTAACCCTTTTGTAAATGGTAAATATATTGCAAGAGGATTTAAATTTAGATGTGACATGGAAACAAAAGACGTTGCTCAATCAATTGAAATTGAACAGCTAGGATATACAGCACAAATAGAAAGCAGAACAGAAACAAGTCTTGGTAATGCAGGGGCTTCCGCTGGTGGGTTTATTGCCTCTGGGACTTCTACTAAGTCAGTGACTTTTACAAATAGTTTCTTTACTGGTCAATCAGGAACTAGCATTGCAGCAAATTCTGTTTTGCCATCAATAGGAATAACTATAGAGAATTTTACCCAAGGGGATTTCTTTGTTTTATCAAATATAACTGGAACTGGTTTTGATATTGATGTAAAAGATTCTGGTGGAAATAATGTAAATAGAAATTTTAAATATTCTGCAACAGGTTTTGGGCGTGGTAGTTAATTTTAGGGTAGTATATAATTAAATAAAAATTTTGGACAAGGTAGATGAGTATTCAAAATGATTTTGTTATAGATAATGGAACTGGTGCTGCAGTCCGTGTTGACATTCAAAATGCTTTTCAAGCTTTAGCAAATAACAGTTCTGGTTCTTCTGCCCCGTCAACAAATTATGCTTCTCAATTTTTTGCAAATACTTCCACAAGTATTATGCAAATTAATAATACTGCTGGAAATGCTTTTATAGATTTATTTACGTTAAACGGTGGCCCTGCCTTTGCTGTTGATGGAACGATAAACGGACTAGATATTGGTAAGGGTGGAAATTCAGTTTCAACAAATACATGTTTTGGTAAAAATGCTCTTGAAGATAATAGCAGTGGTGCAGGTAATAACTCGGCTTTTGGTGATGGTGCTTTAAAGAATAATACCACTGGCGATAAAAATTCTGCTTTTGGGGCTTTAGGTCTTGATGCGAATACTGAAGGAAGTAATTTAACAGCACTTGGTTACGGTTCGTTGTCAGCAAACACAACTGGAAATTCTTCTGTTGCCATTGGTTCTTTAGCTTTAAAAACTAACACTACAGGAACAAGAAACACTGGAATCGGAGTAGAATCTCTTGAAGGAAATGATACTGGAGATGATAATACCGCTGTTGGTTTTAGGAGTTTAGAGGATAACACTGCTAGTGACAACACCGCTGTAGGTTCAGAAACTTTAAAAGAAAATACCTCTGGAAACCAAAACGTGGCAATTGGAACAATAGCTTTAAATGCAAACACGACTGCTGACAATAATACAGCGGTAGGACATAATTCTTTAAGTTCTAACACCACTGGTTCCGAAAATGTAGCAGTAGGTAAAGCTGCTCTTGCTACAAATACAACGGCTTCAAATAATGTTGCCGTTGGCGTTAACACCATGCTGTTAAATACTACTGGACACCAAAATGTAGGTATTGGTAATTTTGCCTTAGATGCTAATACCGAAGGTAATGATAACACTGCAGTTGGATATGCTGCTTTAACAAATGCAACTACAGCAAGTCAAAATGTAGCG